GCAGAGATTATTATACTATTAATGCGAATTTTAAAAGAGTATTTGAACCATGAGTAAGGAGTTAGCAACTGATCACTTAAAACAAGAAGTTGCAAGTGGATATCTAGAATTTTATGAGTTAGAGGTTGGATCAGGAAGTAATAATACTTTATATTTTCATGATGGAAAAAATGAAAATAGTGCAGACATTACTTATGATAGCAATACTTATCTTGCAATGCCAATACTTATGACAGGAATAGAAATTCAATCAAGTGGTGCAATTGCTCGTCCAACTCTTACGATTGCAAACGTTGAATCTTTACTTAAATCTTCATCAATTTTTAAAACACAGATGCAAGATGGAACTTGGGACGCAACTGTTGATGGAAATCCTATTGCTGCAGTTGACTTTCGTATAGATCACTTAGTAGGTTCTAAACTAACTCGTAGAAGAACTTTAGAAAAATATTTAACAAGTGACCCAGTAGTAGAATTTTCAAAAGATGTTTATATAATAGACAGAATACAATCAAAAAATAACTTGTTTGTTACATTAGAACTTGCAGCTCCTTTTGATTTATCAGGAATAAGAATTCCTTCTCGAATGGTTATTGGAAAATATTGTCCTTGGCAATATACCGCAGCATCAACTGAAAATACAGTAAAACGAGGAGGATGTTATTGGAAATCTCATAGCAATTATGTAAATAGTGATGGAACGAGTAGTATATTTGTAACTGTTGATGATGAGCCTCTTTTAAAGAAATCAGCCGTTGAGGGTTTAGGTACTGGAGTTTACTTTGGTAGCGGAATTGATAGCAGTAATGATCATGATTTAAATGATTTTGTAAAAGTAAGTGGGCAATATTATCGTTCTCGTACAGCATCAAATTCAAATAAAGATGCAACAAATAATGTGTTCTGGACATTATGTAGAGTTTATACCGTTTGGGCAAATGATTCTGGAAGTACAAGCTATACTGTAGATGCACTTGAACCAAGAAAGAACTCTTATGTATTCCATAGTAATACTGTTTGGAGAGCTGTAATAGCACATACTAAAAATTCTACATATACACCTGAACTAGGATCGACTCATTGGACGCGTGCTGATATTTGTGGAAAACTTATAAAATCTTGTAAAATGAGATACCAAGCAGAAAAAGCAACTTCTAGTACGGGTACTGATTTTATAACTTCTGATGAACTTAATACCGAAGTTAGCTTACCTTTTGGCGGCTTTCCAGGGAGTAGGAAATTTAGATAGTGAACTTTATTGAAGATATGCGACAGCATTTTAAAAACGAGTACCCAAGAGAGGGGTGCGGAATACTTACTGTAGTTAAAGGAAAACAAAAATGGGTACCTTGTACAAATATTGCAGAAGAAGATAATCATTTTATAATTGATACGAAAGAATATTTAAAAATTGCACGAACTTCAGATATTATAGGAATAGTACATAGTCATCCAGATGAAAGCTCAGAACCAAGTGAATTAGATATAAATAATTGTAATGCTCTTGGTAAAAAATATTATATATTTAGTTATCCAGAAATGGATTTAACAATAGTAGAACCAAAAATAAATACTACTGATTTATATGGAAGAGAGTATGAGTTTGGCGTAAAAGATTGTTTTGAAGCACTTAGAGATTACTTACAAACTCAAAATATAGAAATACCACCAAGAGCAATGTTTGTAGAAGATTATTGGGATAAAGAAATTGATTATTTTAATGATAAAACTATTTCAGAATGGAATCATAGTCCAGTCTCTTTAAATGAAATCAAAGAAAATGATGTGTTAATTTTTAGAGTTTTTTCGGATATCAATAATCATTGCGGAGTTTACTTAGGAAATGATATATTTTATCACCATGCAGAAAACAGACTCTCTTGTAGAGAGAATTTATATCCACAATGGAAAAAATGGCTAGTAGGAGCTTATAGATATGCAACGTAAATTATACTTAGAAGGAGAACTTGGAGAAAAGTATGGACACTCAATGACAGTTCATGCAGAAAGTGTTAGTGATGCTCTTCGACTATTAGATGTAAATAACCCTGACTTTAAAGAATATATGCTTAATTGTAGTGATCGGGGTGTTGAATTTGGGGTTGAAATTGCAGGAGAAGAAATAGAGCATGAAGATGAGATATTACTACCTATTAGAACTGGAGATATAACTGTAACAGCAATCCCGGCTGGAGGCGGTGGTGGTTTCAAAAAAGTACTAACAGGTATACTAATTGTTATGGCGGTTGCATTTGCTCCTTATTTAGCAGCGGGTGGGGCTCAAGCAGGGTTAGCAGGCGCTTTTGCATATGTAGCAGGAGGAGGTTGGATAGCAGGGTTAGCAGCGGCTGGATGGATGGGCCTTGCAGTAGCAGCTGTTGGTGTAAGTATAGCAATGAGTGGTATGCAAGAAATGATGGCACCTGACCCGGCTACTGATAACGACCAAGAGTCCTCTTATTTATTTAATGGAGCAGAACAAAATTTAATAGAAGGAGATCCAGTTCCAGTTCTATATGGAAGACTACAAATACCAGGACAGCCAGTAAACTTTGAGGTAACAAACGCTAACCCAGCAAGCAGTTATTATTACGGAATGTATAACAGAAATCAATCTGGAGCTTCCGGAGGGGGAGTACCCTTAGCTTGGGTAGTAAATCCGCAGGCCTATATTTAATGAGTAGAGGATCAATAAAATCAATAGATAGACGTCGAACTGCTGATGAAAATGTTGTCATTGACCAAGTTTCAGGAGGAGTAACTTATCAAACTGTTTCTGTAAGTGATATACTTTCAGAAGGAGAAATAGGCGGTCTTGTAAAAGGTGGAAATAGTATTTATGTAGATGGTGCTCCTCTTTTTGCAGAAGAAGAAGTAGAAGTAGTTGGAGAGAATACTAATACTGTAACAGGTGCTACTAATTCTACCTCAGTTACAGCTAGTGAAAATATAACCGACACTACAATGGATCCTACCGCAGGAAAAAGATTTTTAGTAGTTAAAGAAGCTATAAAAACTACGGTTACTGTTTCTAATATTCAACCTATATTTTCAGATAATCGAGGTCAAAAACGTGGTTTAAGTGCTACTATAACTGCTTCTAGTAATATATTTTTAGATACCTATAGTCATGTAGCTGGTGGACAGCTTATACAAGCTCTTAATTTAGAAAAAGTAGAACATGGTGATGTAGCAGCATTTTTAGAACTTGAAGAAGGTTTTGTAGGTGGATTTATTCATCAAACTGGTACAAGTCCCTCTACTACAGCTACTTTTAAAAGTGGTTTTTGGAGAGGCTCTGACTTAACTTATGGGGATGAAGCTGGTACAGGAAATTCTCATGAATTAATTTTAGATCTTTATCTTGATATTGCTACGATATCCGGTTCTACAATTACTTTAGCGTCTGCACCTCCCGTTGCTTTTGCAGATAAAAATTTTACAGTTACTGCATTAGTACAGAGAACTAACGATCCTACACGTGCAAATGCAGGATCTACTTATCAGTTTCGTTCAGGAACTTTTAATCAAGCACCTATGTCTCTTCTTAACGGAGTGGGTTCATCTAGTGTTCCTTTAACTCTTCCTACAGGCGCTTTAGAAAGACCTACCCCAAAAGAGATCACAACTGCTAATCTTACAGGAAGTCAAGCTGCAGAAGTTGATATAGTTCGTTTTATTATAACTTATCCTAGTGGTTTATATCAATATCACTCTAGTGCCGGAGGAGATAGACATACAGGAGTAGGATATCGTTTTGAATTAGGAATTAAACGAGGAGCTAGTGCTGATTTTGTCTATGAAAGACTTGGAGGAAATTTAAAAGCAGGTAGTTTTAAACATACTGATACTTCTGCGGACAGTACTGAAGATATTATGGCTCACGGGGCTTTAAATAAGTCTGCTGTTAGTTTTGAGTATCTTATTGATCTTACCCCTTTTCAGCCTTTTACTGATTTTGTAGTAAGAGTTACACGCCTAACAAATCATGGTACAGGATCATATGTAGATCCTCATTGGTGGAATGACTCTAAAGAAGAAAAATTAGAAAGAGCTGCAAGTCATTGGGATGGAGTGCTTCAAGCACAAATTAGTTCAGCAACAGCAGTTATACAAGAAAAGTTATCATTTCCCCATACAGCTATGGCAAATATTCAATTTAGCTCAAAACAATTTCAAAATGTGCCAAAAAGAACTTATGATGTTAGAGGAATAAAAGTTTTAGTTCCTTCTAATTATGTAACTCGTGAAGAAAATCCTACTGAGTCAACTTACCCCGGACAAGTAGCTTTATATAAAAGAAATACTTCGAGTGGAGCTATAGAAACAACTGAACAACCTTGGGATGGGGCGTTTAGGTCAGAAAAAATATATACAAATAATCCGGCTTGGGTTTTTTACGATATAATGACTAATGATCGATATGGACTTGGAGAATGGTTAAAAACTGCGGATATCGATAAATACTCTCTATATAAAATTGCACGATACTGTGATGAATTAGTTATAGATGGAAAAGGAGGAAAAGAACCTAGATTTACAGCAAATCTTTACTTACAAAAAGCTACGGATGCTTATAAAGTTCTCAAGGATATGGCTACCATATTTAGAGGAATGTTATACTGGCTTGGAGGAGAAGTAGTTCCAATCATAGATGAGAAAAAATCTCCTATTTATAATTTTTCAAAAGCAAATGTTATTGATGGAAAATTTAGCTATGAAGGTTCTGGTAGTAAAACACGTGCAAATCAATATATTGTAAGTTGGAACAATCCAGACTCACAATATAAACTAGAACCAATAATTGTTGAAGATAGACAAAATATTATTGATACGGGTCGTATCTTAAGCGATAAAGCAGTTGCCTTTGGCTGTACATCAGAGGGTCAAGCAATACGATACGGTAGATGGAAACTTTGGACAGGTATTAATCAAACAGAAGTTATCGGTTTTAAAACTGCAGAAAATGCAGCTTTTTTAATGGCTGGCGATATTATTAACATTCAAGATGCAGATGAGTTTGATATTCCATTTAGTGGACGAGTAAATTCTTATTCAGAGAGTGGCTCTATAACATTAACACTTGATAAAGATATTGATATACACTTAAGTACCTCAGGATATACTTATAAAGTAGCAGTTATTGTTCCAAAAAAAGCGGCTATACTTAACCAAGATAGTGCAACTATTGGGGGTTCTTCCTACTCGAGAGGAGATGTTATTACTCAGGCTCGATTAACTCATGGAGGAAGTCAAGCAACTATACTTGTCGCAAATGAAACAACGACTAGTTTAAATATAAACAATGCATTGGATGACTCTAATGAGTTTTTATCTTTATCTTTAAAAACTTCAACTATTGTTCAAGAGCGATCTTTAACAGGATCAACCACTGTTAGTGGTACTGCATATACTATTCCATCCTCGGCATCCGACGGAAGAACAACTATTCAATTAAGTGCAGCCTTAGATGAAGATGCTACTGCTGATTTAACAGAAGCAATCTGGGTTATGAAACAAACTCATACTTCTAGCCAAGCTGAAACAATGAGTTCGGCAAAACAATATAAAATTTTATCAATAAATGAAAATGATGGTGGTGAGTTTGAAATTAGTGCAGTTGAGCACTATAACGAGAAATTTGATGATATTGAAGGCGATTTTAATACATCAGTTGATGATCCAGTTGTTCCTCCTGAACCGGATACTATGCCTCCGAGTCCTTTGGCAGTACGTATTCTACGAACTCCTAGGTTCAATCGTCCAGGCGAAGAAGTCACAGTAGAGTGGGAAGGACCAGCAAGTTATGATTATCTAAAAGGTTTTGAAGTAACTCATAATTTAAATTCCGATTTTCTTCAAGAAACTTTCTTTGCACCTGCAGCACAACTATCCAAACGTTTTATGGATTTACCAGATGGAAGTTACAGCATAGAAGTAAGAACTATTAGCACTTTTAACAAACGTTCAAAACCAACCATAGCAGAAGCTTCTATCGTAGATGTTTTTTCGGGTGACCGAATACATGGTGGAGTTCGTAGAGGCGGGTATTGTTCTACTACTCTTGAATTAGATGGAAGTACTGTATTTTTTGCAAATCCTTCTTATAAAATCGGTCCGGATATAGATGATGTATCTGAAACAGAACTATTTGTTTATGCATCAAATAATACAAATAATGCTGCTTCTAAAAGTATAGGTATTGCTGAAGTTTCACAAGGAGATTGGGCAGGTAATAAAGTTGGAGCAGGAAGTTACTCAGGCACTCCTTTTGCGTATTTATTTTATGATTTTTCAAATACTACTCATGCTTCTAATGATCCTATTCGTTTAGTTTCGTGGAAAAATGATACAGCTTTTCAATATCCACTATTTTATTATTATGATGCAGATAAGTACGCTGCAAATACAGCGAGTATCTGGATAGCAATTAGTGGAACAGTAGCAGTAGAAGAAAACAGTAATAAAGTTGTTGGAACAAATACTTCTTTTACAAGTTTAGACTTTCAAAATATTTTTAAACTTAGCTCATCCCAAGGTGGACGTATTTCTTATATTGAAAGCGATACTTGTTTATATTTAGACAGAAAAATTACTGCTGCAATATCTTCAGGTACAACAGCTTATGTTGATGAATTAGGTATTGACTATACAAATGATTTTATTATGGGAACAGTTAGTTGGAATGGAAGTAATTATTCTTTACGACCACTTTTAACTCAACTACCAACTATAGGGGATCAAACTAGAGGTTTAATTGTTACTTCAAGTCACCCTCTTCTAAGCTATGATGCTGATAGTGACCTAACTACATCTTGGAGTGGAGCAGATGATGATAATAGACCACGTTTAGAAATTCAAGCAATTAATTTTCAAAATCCTGAAATAAAAGTAACTGGCGCGGGTTTTGATCAAACTAATGTATCTGCAGAGACATCATATACAAATGCAAGTACACGAACAAAAGTAATTCATACAGTAGGTAGTACTGCATCCCCTTTGATTACTTTTGCAGGAGGGGCTCTTGACTTTACTATAGAAGCGAGAGAGAAAGATAGTACAAGTCTTACCAGAACTGTTGTACATACAATTTCAAAAACTAAAGATGCCGCAACTAGTGCTGCAGGAAAAAAGAGTACAACAGGTTATTTATATTATAATACTCAGACAGCTACAAGCCCTCAAGCTGCTATAACTAGTGCTGGGTCCGCCTATTGGAATAATATTGTATATACATGGGCAACAGGAGTTTTTAGTGGTGGACGTATCGGAACTTCAGGAGATACTTGGAGTCATATTCGTCCAACTCCTACTGTTGGAACTACTAGTTCAAAAATGTACTATGTATATTATGTCATTACGCAAAATGATGCTACTGATGCCACAACTACTTCGGGCAGTGGTTTAACTATTGATACTACTGTTTATGAAGCCACAAACTTTACAGGTTTAGTAGTATTTAATGGAACAGATACAGTACAAGACGGAGCTGGAAATGGATTAAGTTTTGGGTCGAGTGGAACTACTACTATTGATGGTGGTAGGATTACTACGGGTACTATTACTGCTGCTCGTATTTCATTAAGCGGTCACGCTGTAGAAACTACTGCGAATAATGCACAATCAACTGCAAATACAGCAAATTCAACCGCAAATACCGCAAATAGTAATGCAACTTCGGCACTAAATGCAGCAAACAGTAAAAATCAAACGTTTTACAGTGATAGTCCACCAACTGCCGTTACTGCAGGAGATTTATGGGTTGATACAGATGCTAATAATCAATTATATAGAGCCTCTGGAACAGGAAACAGTAGTTGGGTTTTAATTCCTGCAGCAGTTGGAGGATGGAATTTAAATTCATATGCTATTTATTCTTTAGCATCGGGCAATTCAACAATTACTACTAGTGGTTATACTCCTGCGGGCACAGGAAATTTTACTTTAAATTCTGCAGGTTCTATACATACACCTACTTTTTTTGTTGATACTGATGGAACCTCTGGATTTAAAGGAACAGTTACTGTTGGAAGTACAAATTTAGACGAGACTAATACCTTAAATGAAAATGGACCTCTAGGTACGAGCAGCAGCACAGTAGTAGGAGGAGGAGTAGTTCAGCTTCGTAATACAAATACAGGTACAGGAGGAGACGCTAATGCAAGTGCAACACAGTGTGTAGAAATAAATGCGACCACTAATCAAATTTTAATAAAAGAACAAAATGTAACTCGGGTAATAATTGGTAAACTGAGTTAATACTAACCACTTCAAAAATAAAACTTGACTATTTATGTCCTTTGAGATATAATTTCACAATGGAGAAATATACATGAGTGCAGGAACATATAACTTAGTAATCGACCAAGGATCCGACTTTGCGTTAGACCTGGTTATTAAGGAAGCGGGGTCAGCTCTAAACTTGAGTAATTACTCAGGTCGAGCACAGCTGCGTACATCAGTTACTGCAAGCTCTACTTCCGCTACATTCACCGTTAGTGTTACTAACGCGTCAGAGGGAGCTTTAAAGATGCAGTTACCTGCGGCTACAAGTTCAGGTATTTCTGCAGGACAGTATGTATATGATTTAGAAATTTTTACTTCTGCTGATTCTATAGTTAAACGTATTATACAAGGAAATGTTACTATTACGCCTGAGGTAACTCGGTGACTACACAAACAACCATAGAGGTAACGGAGAGTGTTACAGAAGTTACTGTAACTGGTACTTCTACAACTGTCTCAATTACTGATGATGTTACAGACGTTCAAGCCTATACTCTTGCAGTACCTTTTGAAGTTCCGGGTCAAATTACAGCAAATAATGTAACTGTTACTCCTTATAATACTATTGCATCCACAAATTTACAGACAGTATTACAAGGTTTAGCAGACCAAGATTTTCGTGGTACAAGTGCTCCTACAGGCTCAACTGTTTCAGAAGGAGACACTTGGTACGATACAGATGATGAACAATTTAAAGTCTATAGAGAAACAAGTTCAGGCACATTTCAGTGGGTTCCCATAATAGTGGGTGCAGCTGCAGGCGATTCTGATACAATAGACGCAGGATCCTATTAGGGATAA